ATATGATTCGGTGGTAGATAAGGTTCTGACAGAAGGGGTTACTCCTTTGGAAGATGCAATGAGAGAGAACCTGGAAAGGTCAATTGGTAAAGGAACGAAGCAGCCTTCGAAGTCATCCGGTGACTTATTAAAGTCGCTTAGTGTTACAAAACCGTATCAGTCAGCTGATGGAGATTGGAATATTAAGGTGGGGTGCGCTGGTTATGATTCTAAAGGCATACCAAATCCACTAAAAGCAGCGGTTCTGGAAAAAGGAAAGTCCGGACAAAGGGCGAGACCTTGGGCGAAACCGGCGGCTAGGGCTGCAAAAGAGAAATGCATTAAGAAAATGCAAGAGACATTAGATGCGGAGGTGAAAAAATTATGAGTATTAATGAGCTTGTAATTTCTACACTTTCGAGTGTAGTGCCTGATATTTCAGTTTCTGAACATACGGGTGATGAAAAGGGAAAAAGAAAGCCAGAAACATTCCTGGTGATTATTCCTATTTATGACAATTTGTATTTGCATGCAGATGATATACCTACGATGCAAGGTGAGGAGATAGAGCTTGCACTGTATACGAAGGGAAACTACCTGGCTCTTAGAGATAAGATAACAAAGCTTTTATTGAAAGCAGGAGTAACGATATTAGAAAGGCGTTACGTGGAGTATGAGAGTGATACGGGCTATCACCATTATACGTTTGATTTAGCATTAGCCCAATCATTAGAAATGGAGGAATTTTAACATGGCTACAATAGGTTTAGATAAATTGTTTTATGCAAAGATTACAGAAGATGCAGACGGCAATGAAACATATGCAACACCAGCATCATTAGCAAAAGCTATGTCGGCTGAACTTTCCGTTGATTTGGCAGAAGCTACTCTTTATGCGGATGATGGTGCAGCTGAAATTGTAAAAGAGTTTAAGAGTGGTACCTTAACTCTTGGTATCAATGATATTGGTCAGAAGGTTGCAGAGGACTTAACAGGTGCAACAATTGACGGTAATAAAGTTTTGATTTCGACTTCAGAGGACAATGCAAGTCCTGTGGCGATTGGTTTTAGAGCGAAGAAGTCAAATGGTAAGTATCGTTATTTCTGGTTATATCGAGTGAAATTTGGTATTCCAGCAACGAACCTTACAACAAAAGGAGATTCAATTGAATTTTCGACACCTTCCATTGAAGGAACTGTGCTTCGCAGAAACAAAGTAGATGCAATGGGTAATCATCCATGGAAAGCAGAGGTTTCAGAAGATGATGATGGTGTAGTAACAGATACAATTAATAGCTGGTATGACGAGGTATATGAACCTTCTTATGCAAGCGTAGGTTAGGAGGTAAAGGATAATGGAAGATAGAAGTGCAATCATTAATATTGGTGGGAAGGAATACAAGCTTCTTCTTACAACAAGAGCAACGAAGGAGATTGCAGCCAGATATGGCGGTATTGAGAGTCTTGGAGATAAGCTGATGAAAGCAGAAAACTTCGAGATGGCGTTAGATGAAATCGTATGGCTTATTGTTCTTTTGGTGAATCAGACCATTTTGGTTCATAATTTACAGCATCCAGAAGATAAGCAGCAGGAGGTTTCAACGGAAGTGGTTGAGCTTTTAACTTCACCATATGAACTTGCTGATTATAAGGAAGCGATTATGGAGGCAATGTATAAAGGCACCAAAAGAAATATTGAGAGCGAAGCAGACTCAAAAAACATAGTGGCCGAGTAAGTGACGATGAGTTATTTACCCGGCTTTTATATTATGGCATCGCCCAACTTCACCTATCGTGGGATGAGGTTTGGTTGATGCCATTTGGTTTGCTTATGGATTTGTGGGAATGCCACAAACAATATAACGGAATGGCGAAACCAAAACGAGAAATCTCGATTGATGAAGTTATTCCATATGGAATCTGACGGAAGGGAGGTCAATGACACATGGCAGAGAGCTTTGGTGTAAAAATGGGTGTCGAGGGTGAGAAAGAGTTTAAAAATGCCCTGGCAGATATTAATCGTTCATTTAAGGTTTTAGGATCTGAAATGAAATTAGTACAATCACAATTTGATAAGAATGACTCATCTGTGGATGCGTTGACCGCCAGAAATCAGGTGTTAAATAAAGAAATCGAAGAGCAGGAAAAGAAAATACGATTACTTAGAGCTGCTTTAGATAACGCTGCAGAATCATTTGGTGAAAACGATACGAGAACACAGAATTGGCAGATACAGCTTAATAACGCAGAAGCTACCTTAAATGGTATGAAGCGCGAGTTAAAAGATAACAATGATGCCTTGGAAGATGCCAATAAGAATATGGATGATGCAGAGGATACATTAAAAGATGTGGACCGCGAAATGGATAAGGTTACTGACAGTGCGGATGACATGGGAGATGAAATCAAAGAGGCTGGAGATAAGGCAGAAAAGTCCGAGAGTAAGTTCAAAGGATTAGGGACAGCGCTTAAAACTATCGGTGTTGCTATGGGAACTGTTGTAGTGGCAGCAGGTGCAGCCGCAGTTGAACTAGGCAAAGAGGTCATAGGTGCGTATGCAGATTATGAGCAGTTAGTTGGTGGTGTTGATACTTTATTCAAAGAATCATCGGGTAAGTTGCAAACCTATGCAGCAAATGCTTATAAGACAGCTGGTATGTCTGCAAATGACTACATGGAAACAGTCACCGGTTTCTCGGCCTCTTTGATTTCCTCTTTAGGTGGAGATACGGAAAAGGCTGCTGCTTATGCGGATATGGCAATTACTGATATGAGTGATAATGCCAATAAGATGGGTTCTTCATTGGAGAGCATTAAGACCGCATATGCAGGATTTGCTAAAGGTCAGTTCACACTTTTGGATAATCTAAAATTGGGATATGGAGGGACAAAGACCGAAATGGAACGATTGCTTGCTGATGCGCAGGCAATTAGTGGTGTTGAGTATAACATCGATAGTTATGCAGACATTGTGGATGCAATCCATGTAATTCAGGACAGTATGGGGATTACGGGTACAACAGCAAGAGAAGCAGAGCATACGATCACCGGTTCCATTAGTGCAATGCAGGCTGCAATTCAGAACCTGGTAGTAGGTTTTGGTAATGCGGATGCGGATATGCAGCTACTTTGTAACAATGTAGTGGATGCGTTTAAGGATGTGCTTACGAACATTACTCCGGTAATAGAAAATATTGTAGCATCATTGCCTACGGTTACCGGAGCATTGCTTGAGGCGGTAGCGCAACTGTTACCTACACTTCTTAATGCCGTAGCGGATTTGTTTAGCCAGGTATTAAATACCTTGTTACAGTTGATACCAACGCTTATCCCGGCAGCAGTTGAAGCGGTAATGACCATTGTAAATGCGATTATTGAGAATCTTCCGCTATTACTTGAAGCAGCGGTACAGATTATTGTTTCCTTGATTCAGGGAATTAGTGACGCATTGCCGCAGCTTATTCCAACAGCAGTACAGGCGATTGTAACGCTGGTTCAGGGCTTGATTGACAGTTTGCCTATGATATTGGAGGCGGCGTTACAGTTAATCATGGGACTTGCGCAGGGTATTCTTGATGCGCTTCCGGTCTTAATTGCAGCCTTGCCAGAGATTATAAATTCCATTGTGAATTTTATTGTCACCGCAATACCGCAGATTATAGAAGCCGGAATACAGCTTCTAACATCATTAGTAACAGCGCTACCAGACATTATTGTAGCAATAGTTGAGGCGATTCCTTTAATTATTGACGGTATTATTACTGCGGTTATGGAAGCAATACCTCTCATTATTCAGGCTGGTATTGATTTGCTTATTTCTTTGATTCAGAATTTGCCGTTTATCATTCAGACGATTGTAAATGCGATACCTACGATTATTTCAGCAATCATAGGTGCGTTGGCAGGTAATATCGACAAGATCATATTGGCCGGTGTGCAGTTATTTGTAGCATTGATAACGAACCTGCCAAAGATAATCGTAGAGCTGGTAAAAGCGGTACCACAGATTATAAAAGCGCTGGTGGAAGGCTTTGGAAAAGGTCTAAAGGATATGGCAAGCGTAGGTCTAAATTTAATCAAAGGTATATGGAATGGTATCAAGGATGCGACTTCGTGGTTATATGATAAGATTTCCGGCTTTTGTAATGGAGTTATGAGTAAGATTAAGAGCTTATTTGGTATTCATTCGCCATCAAGGGAAATGGCCTGGGTTGGTGAAATGTTAGTAGATGGTTTGACGAATTCCATTGATGATAATGGTTCGTCTGCTATAAATGCAGCAGCGAATATGTCTGAAGGAATACTTGATGTTATGAATGGCTTATCAGATGACATTCAAACTAGTATTCCAACAGAGTATAGCTTTGATACGAATGCATCTGTAAATTCGATTGCAGGAAGTGCTGCTGGAGTAAATGGTGCAGGATTTGGAAGTATGATAACGATTCAGGAAATGATCGTTAGAAGTGAAGATGACATCAGAAAGGTGTCGCAGGAATTATACAATTTGATTCAAACAGGCTCAAGAGCAGCTGGCGGTCGAATTGTTACAGCATAGGAGGTTAGAGAATGGGATTTATTTTTGGAGGGATATCCTCGAATGAAATGAAAATAAAAGCACGACTTACCTCTTGGCAAGTGCTACCGGATATTGCGAATAATACACAGACGATATCAGGAAAATCTGGTGTGGCCGATTATGGCTGTACCAGCAAAGCACGCATTATAAGGGTAAGTTGTAACATATACCCACAGAAGAACTTTGCAGATTTAGTAGAAATACTCGATGATGTGGCAGCGTGGCTAGATCCAGAAGAAGGATTAAAGCAGCTTATATTTGATGAAATACCGGACCGCTATTTTGAGGCTAGAATCAATGGCCAGGTTGATTGTGAGAGAATTTTGAGGTCTGCCGGTTCATTTGAATTATCGTTTTTATGCCCTGACCCATATGCATATGCTGTTGAAGATGAGGTTTTTACGATTTCTGCACAGGGCAATGAAGTGATAACAAGGAAGGTTGGCAACAAGGAGTCTTATCCGGTGTATAAATTAAACGGTGTGATTCCTTCGGGTGCCTACATTAAAATAAATACCAATGGTTCTACATTAAATATTTGTGGAGCATTGGAGGAGGGGGAGACTCTTATAGTGGATACCTCACTACTTACAGCAAAGGTAGTGGACGAAAATGGGGAGACATTAAGAAATGGCTTACCGCTTATGGAGAATATAGAGTTTCCGGTTCTTAAAAAGGGAAGAAATGAGCTGGCGATCACATGCGTGGGTGCAGCAACCTTTCAAAATCTTGTAGTTCAGGCAAAAAGTAGATGGAGGTAAGATATGGCAGTAAAGAGCGTTCTAACAAAACAAACTGATTTCACCGGTGAATTTCCAGCACTTGAGTCATTGTCTGGGCTATGGAGATTTAATGATGCTTCAGTTAGTAGTGATAATTATGTGAGTGATTCTTCAAAGTATGGAAGAAAAATGCAGATTGTAAATTATGCAGGAACCACAGCAGCTTTAAGAGATGGGCAAAAGGGTAAGTATGTAAGGTTTAATACATCAAATCCTTCAACAGAAAAGAGTTATTTGTATGTTAAAAATGATGGAAGTATCTTTGAGAACATAGGAAACCGTATTGTTGTTGGAGGGTGGATTAACCCTACCACATATTCCGTAGGTTCGACTTATGTACCGATATTCAATACGAGACAAGGCCCAGGGCAGCCAATTTTTTATTTGTCGCTGTTGAGGGGAAATCCTCGTATCATGCTTTATAATTCGTCAGGAACTTTAATTTTAGATAAAAGCGTTACACCAGCCTTTTCCATGGTAAATGGGGGCTGGTATTTTATTGCTTGTGTTATTGATGTCGCAAATAAAAATGCACAGATTATCTTGGGAGATAGAAGTTCAGGAGAGTATTGGTTATCCGAATTATTAACCTATACAGATAATCTTAATACAAAGTGTATTGCAGATATTGTTATGGGAATGCATTCGAATTCTTATTGGTGGGCTGGAGGTTTTGATGATTGGTTTTTAGATTGTGATTCAGAACTTCAAATGGAAGATTTAAGGATTTATTTCTTAAAGTCTTTATGCGCCAATGGTGGTGATACCACAGGAGATGTGGATGCATTGAGTAACCCAGGAACAGTAGTGCTTCGCCAGAAGTCGGGAGCATATCCAGAAAGTGGTGTGCTTACAACAATTCCGACAGATTGCGAGATTACCGGGAACGGAAGAGTTGCAGTTGATAGCGAGTATCGAGTAGGTGTTACCGCTATTTCCAGCATTGAGACAGCTACATCGGATGATTTAGTGGAGTGGTCTGCTTGGCAGGAGATAGAAACAAATGGAGAAATTAAGTCTCCAAATCGTAGATACATTAAATACCGTATTACTTTGAGTAGCCAAAGTAGTGCATTGTCACCGAGTCTACTGGAGATAAAACTTCATGATTTATCTAAGACTGCAGCTCAGAAGCTTGGTTTTGCAAAGCCTTATGTATTAAATTCCAAAGGGGAATGGGAAGCAGTACTCGAAAATGCCTACGATGTGATCGTAACAGGTGAAGTAAACGGTGCTGACATTTTAGAATTTAAGATTCCGTTTCACGATAAGAAGAGAGCATTTCTTGAAAATGAAAAGCAAATCAAGGTTTGTGAAGATGTTTATAGAATCAGAACAATTACTGATACAAAAGAAGCGAGTGGCTTGGTTATTACAGAAGTGTATGCCGAGGCACTTTTTTATGATTTGGCATTCTCAGTTGAAAAGGAAAATATCACATTTGATGCGGAAAGTGCGCAGGTTGCAATGGAATATGCACTTAAGGATACAGAATGGAGTGTAGGTACAGTAAATGTTGTAACAAAAAGAACCTGGAAGTGTACAGAAAGTAACGCGCTTGCAATTCTTAGAAAGATTCAAACCATTCATGGAGGCGATTTGGTCTTTGATAGTGCAAATAAGTTAGTGCATTTGTATTCTTTTTCCGGAGTAAATAGTGGAGTGTTGTTCTGTTATAAGAAGAACATGAAGTCAATTCAGAAGGTAGTGGACACACGAAGTCTTATAACCAGGCTTTATGCATACGGAAGTGAGGGCATGACCTTTGCAAGTATCAATAGTGGAAAGCCTTATATAGAGGATTTCACCTTTACGGATGAGGTGAGAATAAACACTTTGGATTGTTCTAATTTTACAAATCCGTATCAAATGCTTGAGTATACAAGAACAAGACTTGCAGATTATTCTGCACCACGAATTTCTTATGTAATGACCGCTATGGACTTGTCGGTGCTTACCGGCTACGAACATGAAATTTGGAGTTTGGGTGATATCGTAACTGTAGATGATAGAGAATTAAATCTTTCTGTTCAGACACGAATTGTAAGAAGGCAGTATAACTTGCAGGAGCCTTGGAACACAGTTATCGAATTGTCGACAACGCTTAGGGAACTTGGTGATGCAACCTCACAGTGGGATAATGCTGCAGATACACTTGCCTCTACCGATTTGATTGGTTCACAAGATGTAAAGGATTTGGTTCCATTTAATCATTTGAAGAACTCAAGAGCTGACAATGATTTAGCATATTGGGAGAATAGTGGATTTGAGGTGGATACGCAAGAGGGATGTTCCGGTAGTGCTTCTTTTAAGTGCAAAGGTGTACTTGGGATGACATTAAGCTTGGCGCAGACGGTTGTTCCGGCAAATAGAGATTCGTATACCTTTTCTGCACAAATTGCATCGAGTGGTTTGGAAAAAGGTGCAAACGGTCAGGTGGGCATAGAAGTAGTATTTGAGTATGAAGATGGAACAACGGAAACGAGATTTATTGATTTATATTAGGAGGGACAATGGCTTATTTTTCTCATACAGCACGAAAGGTAACTCCATCTGCCAGCAAAAAAGTTGTGAGCATAAAGATAAGAATCTGTGTTACAGACTGTAACGGAGAGTTTTATATCACAGATATGCTACTGCAAGGTGGCTCGGTAGCTACCGGCTGGGTAGGACATGTAAGTGAAATACAGTGGACACAAGATGGGTAGGTGAGAGGATGCCAAAGTTTACACGATTT